GATGCAGGAGCGCTTCCTCGATGTGCTTCCGCGTGTGAATGAGCGGGTCTTCACCCATCTCCACACGACGCGCGCCACCGTTCGGCGCCTGGCCCGCCGGCGGATCGACGCGCTTCCCGAGCTCCTCGAAGATCATGCGCTGCGCATCCACGAGCGGCACGGCGTCCTTCACGAGCTTGTCGAACATCGCGCTCGGCATTTTCGCCGTGCGGCAGGCGAGGAGAATGCCCTGCACGCGCGCCCGCTCGTTCGTCGCGCCGACTTCGGCGTCTGTCGGCTCGGCACGCTCTTCGCGCCGCGCCTCTTCTGTGTCCAGGCTCAAGCGACCCTCCAGCGGGCTCTGCTCCACGAGGGATTCGCTCTGCTCGGTTCGCTGCTCGTTCATGGCCTTCTCCTGAACACGCGTGACGATCACGCACGGGTTGGTATCGCGACGTTCGTCGCCGCGCGTCTTGGCGCCGGCGTCCGCCGGCATGCTGACCATGCTGACTTCGTAGGGTTCCCAGTCCACGGCCGTACGGACCGGAATCTTGTTGTCTTTGCTCGCGTCCTCTTCGAACTTGTGGACGCGGTAGCCGACAGAGACAGACCGGATGATCCCGTCACGCACGTCCTGCCAGATTTCGCCGACGGACTCACGCTTTGAGAATCGAACGGTCGCCCGAGCCTCGGTCTTCGTCAGACGCACACTGCCGGGCACCACCGCGCCGAGTTGATCCGTGACCGACCAGGAACTGTGGGAATCGAGCAGGGGCCCACCGGCGTTCAAGCGATCAAGGCGAATGTGCTTGGGGTCGAGGGACAGTTTCTCGAGGTAGCGCTTTCCGGTCCACCAATCCATCCGATCGACGGCAGCGCCGGTCGAGAAGATCAACTCGACCGTCCGCGCGTCCTCGTCCACCGTCGCGACATCGGCGCGAATCGACAGCGGAGGAAGATCGACCGTGATATTCGGTGGAGGTGTGCGAGACACGCGACCCATGCGAGAGTCAGGGTCGCAAAACTGCCAGCTGGCGGTAATCCGTCAAAGAGGCGGGGCCGCCCAGCTGGCGGGGTGAGCTACCAGCGAGTGGGAACGGATGGCGCGTTCGCCGTCCGGAGCCATCCCTTCCGATGCAGCGCCGACAAATGCTCCTGCACCGTAGATTTGTGCACGCTCATCCGACGCGCCACCAGGGACGCCGGGCACGGCTCACTGGTCGCTCGGTAGTACCTGACAATCACGTCCAACGCGGCGCGCTGGCGCGGCGGCAGCGCCATCCGCTGCACGCGTGCCGAGGAACGCGCGTCGGCGGCGCTACGCTGAAGTTCCGGGTCCATCGTTCACGCCTCCCTTCTGCTGCTGTCGTCGGCGCCCGACACGAGTCATGAGCGGAGGCTGATCACCGTCAGCCTGAGGCCGCTCCGGCGTCTCGATGTCGGCCTCAGTGACCTGCATGTTATTCACGCGCCCAGCGATCCGCGGGTCCTCTTCCATCGCTCTCCACTCCTGAACCAATACCCACGGCACCGATTCGGTCGCGGGCTGGCGCAACACCACGCGCTGCAGCGCGCTCTTGTAGTGCACGATTCGCGTGCGCTCGGGATCGAAGGAGTCCCAGGATTCATCCTCGCAATTCCATTCCAGGCACGGCAACCGACACACCTCGAGCCCGTGGCCACCGAGCTTGAGCAGCATGCCTAGCGCCGCCTGATTGATCCCGCCGAAGGCCGGCCGCCACACCTGGTGATGAATCGGATCGTCGAGCATCCGACGGTTCTCGGCACGCCAGCGGCCGACGAAGGCCCTCACCTGGGGAGAGACCCGCAGGAACACGACGCCACCGTTGAACGGGAAGCGCGCGCCTTTCTTCTTGACTGTGTAGGCCAGATCGAATGCAGACTCCCACACGTCATCGATCGGTCGGCGGATGAGCGTATCGGCATCAAGCAGGAGGAGCCGATCGCCATCCGCCGAGGACTGCACGGCGTCCGCCCACGCATCGAGCTTGTGCGTGTTCGCGACGTTGCCCTGCACGCCGAGCGGGCTCGACAACGGCAGCGTGGCGATCTCCTGCATGTCGAGATCCCAGCCATGACAATGGCGCTCGACCGACCTGGTGAGCACGCGCGCCAGGCGCGTCCACGTCCTTGACTTCGGAGGATCGAAATACCGCACGACAATTCGCGGCCTCATCGACGATCTCCACTGGCCAGTCGCAGACGCCCAGCGGCCGCGACCAATTCATCCTCGCCGCGCGCCGCCGGCAGCGTGCCTTCGGCCTTGTCAGGAATACCCTTCCCCTGCAGCTGGCCAGCCTGCGTCATCTGCCGCGGATCGCTGTCGAGAATCAGCCCAAGCTTGTCGAGCAGCGCGTTGTCGGTGGCGATCTCCTCGAGCACCGTTTCAGGGTCGTACCCACGCTCACGCAACGCCTCGGACAGGCTCTGAATACCCGCCCTGACGTTGCGCATGTACGCGAGGCCCTCGTTGACCGGATCGATCATCGGCATCGGCGGAGCCGTCCACTCTGCGGGAGACACCTGCGTGCCGAAGATCGCCGCCGTTTCCGCGAACCAGCCATGGACCGGATCGCAGAACTGCGGGATCAGCATCCGCCAGCGCCACGATTCCACCTTCTTCCAGTAGCGGAGGCGAGACATCCGAGCCGCCGAGAACGGGAGGTCCGTGTAATCGCCCGTGAAGTCTTCGTACGTCACGCCCAACCCGGCCGCGATCTCGCGCAACGTCGTCGACGCGTAGTCGGCGTACTCACGCACGGACGGCGGCTGCACGACCTCAATGTTCCGCCCGGGCGGGACGTTCATGATCATGCCCGGCTCGAGGCTGTCGATCTGCGGATCCTGACTCGTGTCTGTGGCCATCAACGGTGGCGCCGTCCCATCGACGTCGCTCGTGATCACCGCCAGGCACGCCGCGATCTTCTGCTTCATCAGCGTCGCGTCGGCGAGCTCGTCGAAGTCCTTGAACCGCAGCAGCACCGGCGCGAACCACGTGACGCCTCGCACCTGACCAGGCCGCAAGCCCTTGAAGATGTGCAGCACGTTCTCGGCTGGCACTCGCACGGATTCGGCGGTCGCGAACGCGGACCCGGGATGCTCCTTGTAGAGCCAATATGCCACCCGCCTCCCAAGGCCATCGAACTCGACTCCCTGCACGATCCGGAATCCTCCAGGAAGGAGCCCGCCGAGCGTGTCCTTGGTCGTGTCGAGAAAGTCCGCTTCCAGCACCTGCAGCTGCATCGGAATCGGCAGGCCATCCTCAGGCCGGCGCAACCGGCGGCGGACCAGCACTTCGCCGGACTCGGCCGCCGAACGGATGACCAGCTGCTGCAGGCCATAGAGATCGTGTCGGCCGTCGGCGTCACACGCCGTGGTCCCGGCCCACGCCTTCCACAACGCGTCGGCTTTCCCGCTCTGCGGCTGCTTCACGATGCCCCAGCCGACCACGTCCTCGGCGATCGTGCTGAGCGCGCTCTCGGCGTGCGCATTGTTCCGCACGAGATCCCGCGAGACATCACGCAACCTCGCGAGGAACGGCCCGGTGGCTTGCACGGCATCGGTGCTCGTGCGACGCCACCCCTGGGTGCGGCGCCCGGCGGCCGCGCCGTCGTAGTTGCGAGCCATGAGATCGAGCGCCATCCGCGCACGCAGCCGGCGCATCTGCCACAGCGGCGCGATCGACATCGCGGCGCGGTCGAACCAAGTCAAAGAGAGTGTCGGCTTCATGGGCACACCCGCTAGCGATAGTGCTGCTGAATCCACGGCAGCCCTGACAGTTCAGGCGACCACGGATCTTTTTTTCCGTTGAAGAAGACGACCCGCGCGTTCGCAGGCAGTCGGCCGTGGTGGGCAATGTGCAGTCGATAGCTGTAGACGCCATCGTCGACCGTCCATCGAGCCTCCTGCGCCCCCAGGCAGTAACTGATCCACGCCTGGTCCGACCCGTAGAACCCCGCGGTCTTCGCGATGCCCGGCGAGTACTTCGGATTGAAGTCCCGCCAGACCTTCGGCCGGGCGCCGGCCGTCATCAGAAACATCGAGCCGTTGTAGGACGACGCCGGTTTCGTGGTCCCGCCCCACCCGACGAAGTCCTCAGTCCGGTTCCAGACCGGGCGCATGTCGTCGACGATCACGCAATCGAGATCGACCGAGACGAACCGCGGTCCGAAGACGGCCTGGATGTCTGGCGCGAACGCCTTCAGCCGGCGGTAGCAGCTCGGATGCAGTGGACTCGACGGATGCGACAGATTCGCATGGTCATTCCACATCGGCACGACGCAGACACCAGGATCGAGCCCGCGCGGATCGTCGGTCACGCAGACGAACCGATGCGGATCCGGGTAGTGGCGCTCCACCATCCGCTTGAGGACGTTCACCGTCTCCGCCGTGTACGTGGACCGATAGCCGTGGAACGGCTGCCATTTCCAGCACACGACGCTCAGCATTGCGCCTCCAGCGTGTACGGCATCGGTTGCCAATCGCCATGCTCGTCCTGGTACTGAAGCCTCCGCGGGGTCCATCCTCGAATCAGCGCCCGCTCTGCCTTGATGCGAGGGACGTTGACCCCGTCCTCCGGCGCCTTCCGCTCGTATGAGGTCGTTCTGGCGTCCGGCACGACTTCGCCCGGGTACCTGACCAGCGGGTTGTCGAGCATCACAACGCCGTTCGCCGGCCGCGTCGCGGCGTTGAGCGGCACTGACTTGCAGCGCTCGCGAAAATCTGAGTCGCTCCCGTAGAAGCCGGAGAAGCGTTCGTCGAACCCGCCCACCTGTTCGAACATCGCCCGCGTCATAAGCCAGCTGTTCGGGTGCTCCTTATACGGGGTAAGGGAGCCCTCCCGCCAGGGCCACACGTGATGCGCATCGACCCTACTAAAGCGATAGACGAACTGCTGGTCGAGCGACATACTCACGCGCGACTTGCGGCCCTTCGGGGACAGATCCTGCTCGAGCCATCCGTCGACCTGATTCCCGTTCAGCAAGACGTGCAACGTCTCGGTAGGCAGCACATGGTCGATGTCGGTCAGGAGCACCCAGTCGGTCGTCGCCTTCTCGACGCCGAGATTTCGTTTCGACAGCCAGTCCCACCGTCGATGAATGCCCATCCGGAACAGCCGCTGCGAGGCGATGCCGGCGGGCCTGAACGCGGCGCTGGCCGGTGACTGGACGTCATCAGCCACGATCACATGCAAGCGCGCCTTGAGATCCGCCGGGTAATCGGACCAGACCCGCTGCTGCTCGAGCAACATCGCGTGGTTCCCGTAGAACGCGCAAATAAACGTTAGATCTCTCACGACACCACCCAAAACCACGACGCCGACTTATCTCCCGTGAGCACGTACCACGGCGCAATACCGTGACTCTCAACGAAGTCGTCGACCGCCGCCTTCACTTCAATCCACGGCTTCCGCGCGCTGGACACGTAGTCATGGCCGGAGAGAATGCCCCCCGGCCGAATCTTCGGCGCCCAGACCGCCAGATCTTCGTCGACGAAGGCGCGCCCGTGATTGCCGTCGATGTAGACGAAATCCAACGACCGGTCCGGCACACGAACCGCCGCCGCGGCCGACGTCATGCGCCAGATCCGGCAGCCGTACGGCTTCAAGCGCGCGACCGTCTTCTGATACGCAGCATCAAGCCACAGTGGGTCGTTCTTCTTCTCGCGATACTCGCTGTAGGGGGCCCAGGGATCTACGCAGGTCAACTCGACACCCGGCATGTGCGTGCAGATGACCTCGGAATACGAACCCTCCCAGACGCCAATCTCGGCACCGCGCCGATAGCCCAGTCCCGCGAACAGCAGCGGCAACGCGCCTCGATGGCGCTGAATCACCACGGGCGAACCCTCTACGGGCACACCGAAGAACGTCGACACCCGCTGGTCAACAGTCATCGACCAATCACCAGTGAGGACCGATACCGGCCCTGCTGTGGCACACGAAACGCCGCCGCCGTCGCCCGGCGATAGACACCACGGATCAGGGCACCCCGCGGCGTCGGCGCCTGCTCCAGCCATAGCACCTCGTAGGCGTTCGCCTCTGCGATGTCGCGGTACAGCGCTTCATTCGTCACGTAGTAGCAATGCTTGGCGTAGCCGCTTGACGGCCGATCGAACGCGATGTAGCCGCCCGGCTTTGTCAACCCGTGCATCGTGCGCCAGACCTGCGCCTGATCGAAGATGTGCTCACCGGTGCCGAAGTCGGTCACCAGGTCGAACGGCTCGAGGACAATTGGCAGATTCAAATCGGCCGTGACAGTGCCCCGCCCATTCCCATCGATCGACACGTAGCGGCCGCAACCCAACTCGCGCTCGTAC